GCTATGGATACCTCATAGACAAATTTGTGATGGTCATGATGCGCCATTGGCATATTTCTCAGACAGATATTACGATAGAATTTATGATACAATACTCTGGGGGGCTAGAATCTGTGGTAAAAGTATGATGGCTGGCTTAGAATGTTGGATGAAGGGACGTGACTTGAGAGTGCCATATTGGAGAGCTAACGTATGTGCTGGCTCTGGGGCGCAGGCAAGGAACGTCTACGATGCTACAGACCTATTCTGGACACGCACAGACGACATTGGTGGTAGGGTTGTGCTGGCTAAAGAACCACTCAAGACCTATACTGAATTTCTGGATGGCTCAAAGTATGAGATAACGACTTCTTCTGAGACTGCTCAACGTGGTTTGCATCCTAATGCCTTATTTGCAGATGAGCTAGATCAAATACCTTACGCCACCTTTAGGGCTGCATTAAATCAGACCAGAGAGGGCTATGGGCATAAGCCTAGTACAGCTATCTTATCCACTATGCACAAGGTAGGGGGCTTGATGTCTGATTGGGTTGACAATTCTGCTGAACGCGGCTACGAGCTCTATACTATTTGTATTTTAGAGACATTAGAAGCTTGTAGTAGTGATTATAGCTGCGAGACTTGTAATCTTGATCAATATTGCGAAAGACGTCTCAAGGACATTTTTAGAGAAGAAGAACAAGCGCAACAAGAGCAAGGCATAATTGAGATTGGTGAAAAGCCTTTTATTGGATTCAATACGATAGATACAGTACGTCAGAAGGTTAGACAGGGCTACGAGAAGGATGAAGGTACTGGTAATATCAAAGCCTTAGATGTGGAAGCAGAGCTATTTTGTAAACGCCCATCACGCACAGGCTTAGTTTTCCCAGAATTCAATACCAGTTTCCATGTAGTACCAGCAGACCAGATCAACATACCTACAGAATGGCCCAAAGGTCGCACTACAGACTTTGGCTGGACTGCACCTTATGTGGAATTAAGATTCGCAGTAACGCCGCGTGGTCAGATAATATTCTATTATGAATTCGTGAAGTCTGGCATGACCTTAGACGAAATAGCAGCTAGTCTAAAAGCTGGGAGTAAGCATACTAGATTTCTCAGAACCTTTGGCGACCCGGCTGGTGCGACTGAAATTGCTACTTTACGAGCGCGCGGGATCAATATTCAGGAAGTAGTGAGTGAGATTATCGAAGGTCTTAACTTCATGCACACGTTGTTAAGACAGCGTGTTGATGGCAATTCGCCAGCCTTCATAGTCTCTAGTGATTGCCGCGTACTCATAAGCGAAATGACAAAGTTAAGTTACCCAGAAACAGGCGACGTAGAGAAACCAGTTAAGAAAGATGATCACTGCGTTGAAGCAGCGCGCAGAGCTATAGTAGCATGGATGCGTGGAGCATTACAGCCATTACATGAGATATTAAAGGAGTATCAAGGAGGTCAGTCGCATAATGGTAGAGAAACCTCAACAGACACAGCCTATAGAGAAACCAAAGAAGCTGTCCAGGGAGTTAAGACAGGCCGTCGTAAACGCCTTGATGCGGGACGAGACCCTATTCGCAGAAGTCGAGACTATTTATAATAAGCCTGTTGATCCAGACCCACGCGCTACCAGTATGTCTCATGAACTCGATATAATTAGTTTGGTTGATGGTGAAGTTAAAAACCCTAACGAAGAAGGGCTGATCCAAGAAGATTGGATTGGTAAAGAATTTGCCACTGGTGATACTGAGCGAGTCATTGGCTTATCTGATAAAGAAACTAACCCAGACGCCCTAGTTCAGAAGAAAGGGTTAGTAATATACGATGATATGAAGCACGACGCCACTGTTAAGGCGACTTTATTCGTCAAGAAGTTTACGCGTTTATCAACGGGCTTCATAATTAAACCAGCCTCAGAATCGTCACAAGATATAGCTGTAGCCAAATTCTACGAGAGACAACTTGAGCAGATGCCTGGTACAATCATGCAAACGTTGTTAGGTATGATGACTAGTTTAGATTATGGTTATTCAATCATGGAAGAAAATTACTACTTTATCAACGAAGGCGAAGACTCAGGTAAGATTGGTTTAGCGAGCGTCAGAAGCAAGAAACCTCACGACTTCAATTTCAAACTAGATGATTTCTCAAATATCTTAGCGTTAGTGCAGGATAATCAAGGCAAAGAGTTAGTATTACCTCCTGATAAGTTTCTAATCACAACGTGGATGCCAGAATGGGAAAACCCTTATGGTACTGCTGATTTGCGCTCAGCATATAACGCATGGTGGCAGAAGGATGTACTGATGCGCTTTCAAGCTATGTTTTTGGAGCGTTACGCAGGCCCTATATTATGGGGAACTTATCCACCAGAAACGCCACAAGCTGATAAAGACCTCTTGTTGGAAATTCTGGAAGATATACAGTTTCAAACAGTTGCAATCAGGCCAGAAGGCGTTGATGTTGAAGACATGCAGCTGGATCGTTCTGGCTCAGAGCTATACGCTAAAGCTATCACCTACAGAGATACCCAAATCGCTAGAGCTATGTTAGTACCGGCTTTGTTAGGTTTCTCAGATCATGGCTCAACTGGCTCATTCGCATTAGGTAAGAAGCAGTTTGACCTATTTCTAGGTATTCTAAAGCACTTAGGTCGCACACTTGAAGAAGTTATTAGAGAGCAACTTACGACGCCTTTTATCAAGTGGAACTTCCCAACAGCGCAAATGCCTGAGTTTAAGTTCTTGCCATTAACAGAAGAATCACCAGAGGTAAAGGCAAAGATAGCCGCAACACTAGTGAGCGCGGGAATATTAGATGCTAATGACGAAGCTATACAAACTCTTATTGTAGACTTCATAGGTATACTGCCTGAGTCAATGACTAAAGCAAGCGAGATGGCTAAGGACTCAATGACCTATAATGATGCAATCTGGAAGTTCCACGATCCATCTGATTATGAAGACGTGATTGAAGCTGAAATAATGGAAACTAGCGCAAGGGTAGAACAATTGATGGATGCGTTGGTGATGGCGTAAATTTTAACAAGCGTGATAAAATGCGCTGAAATGGCAAATATCAAAAGTCTAAGAGCGTGAAATCGAGCATAGCTTTGGCAGCTTGCATTTGCGGCGTAACAGTTGTTATAGTAAAAAGAACTAATCATGGCACGACAAAAACGCACCAAAAAGAAGAAAGAGCAAACTACCAAAAGAAAACGTGGCAGGCGTACAGACACATCAAGGCGGGGTCTTACTCATTACCCACAAAAATGAAGTAAATGGATTCTAGGGCATGTTTTGGCTGTTACATGAGACATTAGAAGGTATAAACACATGGCGATTGAACAAATACCTAACAAGTTAGTCTTACGCAAACTCACTGACGTTGAGCAAGCCATTAGGGTAGACTTTCGTGAGCTGGAAGCGCGTATTGAAAGCAACGTGCGTGATTCAGCTAAGACGCTGGCTAAAGACGTGATAGCTATACAGGAGAATATAGTCAATCAGGTCAAACGCCATAAGATTATCTCAGGCGGCAAGATCAACAATCTCAAGAAAATTACTGTGAATGACGCTAAGTTGAAAGCTCATTTGCTGAACGCCTTTGGGTTTACCTACTTTAAGGGCAAGCGAGATGCCAGACTAGAAGTTGAGGCTTCGTTAGGCCATAGAGTGCCTATCAGTGGATTCACCAACTTCGAGGATATAACAGAGCTAATACCATCAGAAGCCTTAGAAGAATTTGGCAAGCGTCAGTTAGTATCGAAGGCTGAGTTTACCAGAATGGTAGCGAGGGAACGCGCTAGAGCTTTCACTGTAGCTGGCGTCATAGACAAAGACTTGCTCAACACAACGCGTTTGCTTATCTCTAAAGCCATAGATCAGGGCTGGTCTGTGCAAGACTTTCAGCGTGGGTTACGAGAAGCCAATGTAAAATACACAGGTACAGCTTACGGCACAGCCGCCAAAGCTGGCGAGCTTATTAAGCCATACCATGCTGAGACTATCTTGAGGACGAATTACACGACAATTTATAATCGCGGACGTATGGCAACAATAAATGATCCTGATGTGGTTGAGTTTGTGCCAGCTTATCAATACAGCGCGATTCTAGACAACAGGACGCGCGAAACACACGCGTTTATGGATGGTAGAATCTATCTAAGAGATGATCCAATATGGAACGAATGGCTTCCGAGTAACGGATACAATTGTCGTTGTATGATACTTCCAGTAACCTCAAACATACCATTCGTAGTATCGTTACCAACAAAGGTTGAGCCAGATACAGGTTTCTCAGGTTCAGTGATTATTAAACCAGCAGCATAATTAAACTAGACAAACTGTCTTTTCTCTGATAAAATAAAACATACCATCCCGCAAGAGAATATTTACAAACCAGTCACCCAAGATTGGTCTATATTCTCTACACAAATATATAAAAACAGCGTGGAGGTTATCTCATGCGAGGCATATCCTTTCCAAGACATAATAGAATAGCAATTCCTACCATAGTTGCCGGGGCTGGCGAAAAAGCTTTTGTCATGACTGTTGATATTGATGATAATCGTGTACCTAAGCGAATCAAGATCGTTGGTATCGCTGTAAAACCAGCGGCGGCTACTATTAGGTCAGTTAGGTTGTATAGTAAAGCGTCGCGTATATCTGACGCCTCTGATGTTGATTATAGTCTAATCTACGAGGATCAGTGGAGTTCATTTACCGAGGCAACTAATGAGCATAGCTTTATCAATCCTGATAAAATATACATTGACGATGATGCTGATGATGAATTTCATGGTACAATCTATGGCACTATTGAGATCAAGGCGGCGGCTACTAATTCTGTATTCAAGATTGATATTGATTACTTTGATATGTAAGGAGAATCACTATGAAGGCTTTGCGATGGTTTTTACTAACAATATTATTGATGGCGATAGTTATGCCAGTTCAGGCTCAGACTGACGCTAGATTTCGCGACGCCTTTATATTTAGAAAGTTAGAAGGGCGCGGTGGAATACCTCTGTTCTGGGATGGCTTTATCTTTGGTCAATATGCTGGCACGACTAGAGATTGTATATTCTACAACTACACAGGCTCAGGTCACTTTATTGTAAGGCTACAAGGCGATGGATCTAATGTTTTTACTATAGATAAATCTGGAAATGTAGTCGCGGCTGGTAGCTTTACGCCGGGATCATTACTATTACCTGATACTGATGCCTCTAATACGCTACAATTAAAATGGAATGAGGATGATTCTAGTAATAGAATTCTCAATTTCTTAGTAACTAGTGCTAATCGTTCTATAACGCTAGAAGGCGATACGATCCTTGATCAAGACCTTACTACTGATTCAACTCCTACCTTTGGTTCAATTACTGGCAATATTATTCACGATGGCGTAAGCGGGATTGATGTTACTGCCTATGGAGCACTTGGTGATGGCTCAACTGATGATTCTGCTGCGTTTATTTCTGCTATAGCTGCGGCGGCAGGTGGGCGGCTTATTATACCAAAAGCCGCGACTAGTTTCAGGTTGTCATCTAACGTTACCGTACCTGCTGGCATTGATGTTGTTTTCCAGCAAGGTGGTTTACTATTAAATGACGGCGGGGTAACGTTTGCTGTTAATGGTACGTTACAGGCGGGGCTATACCAGATATTTAGTGGCGCTGGCGATGTATCGCTTGCAGCAGGCTCGGCTACAGAAGTATACCCTCAGTGGTGTGGGGCTTTAGGTAATGGCGCAGCCGATGACGGGCCGGAACTTCAGCTTGCAATCACAGCAGCGGCTAATGTTGGGAATATTTTTATCCCGCCGGGCACATACCTTACATCAGTTACTTTAAATATTAACAATAATAATACCACTGTATCGGGAACCGAGTCAAGCATATTAAAGGTTAGCCCAGGTGCCGATTGTGGTGTGTTTTCAATCTCTGCTGATCATATTGTAAT